ATAAGATTTTGTCAATCTACCGCAACTGGGCTGAGGATGATGAAAAGTGTATTAAGCGCCAGCACTTTGTTCAGTACGATTATGTACCCGGCTTTGGTGCTTATGGCTTTGGTTTCATACATCTTATTGGTGGCTATGCCCGAGCCGGCACATCTCTTATTAGGCAGCTCATTGACGCTGGTACGTTAAGCAATTTACCCGGCGGCTTAAAGTCTAGAGGATTAAGAGTTAAGGGTGATGACACTCCTATTGCTCCGGGCGAGTTTAGGGATGTGGATGTACCTAGTGGGTCTATCAAAGACAACATCATGACGCTTCCTTATAAGGAGCCGTCGCAAGTCTTGGCTGGTTTGCTTGATAAAGTAACTGAAGAGGGTCGTAGGTTAGGCTCTATTGCTGATATGAATATCAGTGATATGAGTGCTAATGCTCCTGTTGGAACCACTTTGGCTTTGCTTGAGCGCCAGCTTAAAACAATGTCGGCTGTTCAGGCGCGTGTTCATTACTCGATGAAGCAGGAATTTAAGCTTTTAAAAGCGATTATTCGTGACTATGCGCCGGGTGAGTATGAGTACGATCCAGCCTCTGGAAGCAAGATGGCTAAGCAGGCTGACTATGACATGGTTGATGTTATACCTGTATCTGATCCTAATAGTTCTACGATGGCTCAGCGCATCATGCAGTACCAAGCTGTGATGCAAATGGCTCAGGCAGCTCCACAAATCTACAATTTACCTAACCTTCATAGACAGATGATTGAAGTTTTGGGTATTAAGAATGGTGAGAAGCTTGTTCCGACGCCAGAAGATGAGCAGCCACGCGATCCTGTTAGTGAAAATATGGCGTTTTTGAAGGGCGAGCCTACAAAAGCTTTCATTTATCAGGACCAAGATGCTCACATTGCAGCTCATACGACCTTTATGAAGGATCCTATGATTGCTGCGACGATGGGACAGAACCCTATGGCTCAGCAAATGATGGCTGCTATTCAGGCTCACATCGCGGAGCACTTGGCATTCTCTTATAGACGCAAAATTGAAGAGCAAATGGGCGTACCTTTGCCTCCGCCAAACGAAAAACTGCCAGAAGATGTGGAAGTTCAGCTGTCTAAGCTGGTTGCTGACGCAAGTACACAGCTTTTGCAGATGAATATGGCTCAGGCTCAGCAGCAACAAGCCCAGCAACAGGCTCAAGATCCGCTTATTCAGATGCAACAAGCTGAATTGCAGATCAAAGCTGAAGAAGTTAAGCGAAAAGCTGCAAAAGATCAGGCAGATATGGCGTTGGCGCAGGCTCGTTTGAGTATTGACCAAGAACGTATCAAGGCTGAGACGCAACGAGAGCTTTTAAGGCTGCAATCTGCGCAAAAAACGCACGAGCAGAAGATAAAAGCAGACGTCATTACAAAAATGACTAAGGGTTAAGACGTTGTTTGTCCATAACTCGCAAAATTATTTAAATATTTCTACATCTTGGAGTTAATTATGGAACTGAAAATATTTGAGATCGTAAATAAAAGAATTTTAGAGCGAGTTATGGATTTATCTAGGGCTTTGAGTGACGGCGTAGCTAAAGACTATGCCGATTACAAAGAGATGTGCGGAGTAATCAAGGGTCTACAAACCGCGCAGTATGAGTTAAATGACCTTTTAAGAAAAATTAAGGAAGATGACGATGAGTGAATTTGATGTGTCTGCAGTTGATTTATCTGGGCTTTTAAATAAAAGCACAGAGGAGAAGGCCAAGCAAGTGCCTGATCCGGCTACCTATCACATACTCTGTATGCTCCCAAAAGCGGAAGAAGAATTCAGCGAGACTGGTATTCTGAAGTCTGCCACGGCCATGCACCATGAGGAGCTTCTTTCACCTGTTTTGTTTGTTGCAAAAATGGGTCCAGACGCATTTAAGGATGAGAAACGTTTTCCCTCCGGCCCTTCTTGTAAGGTTGGAGACTTCATCATTACGCGCCCCAATACTGGGACTCGAATGAAAATCCACGGTACCGAGTGGCGACTGATTAACGATGACAGCGTTGAGGCGGTTGTACAGGATCCCCGTGGAATTCAACGTCCTCAATAATAAGGAGCTATAAATGGCTGAAATTGAAAAACAAGAGTTTGAATTTCCAGATGAAGTTGGCAAAAAAGCAACAGTTCAGGAAGATGATGGCGGCATTGATGTAGACATTGAATCTGCTGAACCTGAAAAAAAACAAGAAGCTAAGCCGGCAAAAGAAGTAGATGAGATCGAGGCGTATGACGAGAAGGTCAAGAAGCGCATCTCAGATTTGCAGTCTGGTTTTCATAATGAACGCCGCAGGGCTGAAGAAGCTGCCAGAGAGCGGGAAGAGGCTCTACTCTTTGCTCAGTCTATGGCGGAAGAAAATAAGAAACTGAAAGGTTCATTATCTCAAGGTCAATCTGCTCTATTAGAACAAGCCAAAAAGGTAGTATCTAATGAGGTGGATGATGCTAAAAGACGCTATAAATCAGCGTATGAATCGGGTGATTCTGACGCTTTAGTTGAAGCACAGGAGTTATTAACATCGGCCAAAATTAAAATGGACCGTGTAAATAATTTCAAACCTGCTTTACAAGAAGAAGAAAATGAAGTAAAAATCGCTCCTAGGGAAGTCCCTCGTCAGCCACAAGTAGATCCTAAAGCTGCTAGATGGCAAACCGAGAATTCTTGGTTCGGTAGCGATGATGAAATGACCAGCTTTGCTCTGGGCTTGCACACCAAGCTCATTAAGAATGGCATTGACCCAAACTCCGACGAATATTATGCGAGACTAAATTCTCGAATTCGCCAAGTGTTTCCAGAGAACTTCGGTCTGGAAAGCAACGAACCGGAAACTCCACAGAGTCAATCCGCTCCTCGTCAAAAATCGAATGTCGTCGCACCTGCGACACGGAGCACCTCATCTTCCAAGATTCGGCTCACTCCATTTCAGGTAACGATGGCTAAAAAGTTCGGTGTATCCCACGAACTTATGGCTCAAAAAATTGCAGAATTAAGAAAAGGTGATTGATATGTCTGAAACTCAAACTCGTGCTAAACGTGAAACTGAAAGTCGTGAAGCTTATGCTCGTCCTAAACAATGGATGCCGCCCCAGCTTTTGCCCGATCCTCATCCAGAACCCGGCTACGCTTTTCGTTGGATCCGTGTAAGCACCTTGAATAAAGCAGATGCAACAAACATCTCTCAAAAACTGCGCGAAGGCTGGGAACCCGTCAAAGCTTCCGATCACCCTGAAATTCGTTTGTTTGGTTCAACTAATGCACAGTTTCCAGACAGCGTAGAGGTAGGTGGATTGTTACTTTGTAAAACCCCGGTAGAGTTTACTGAACAGCGAGATGCTTACTACCGACAGCAGTCGGAAGCGCAGATGGCGGCAGTGGACAATACTTACATGCGCGAAAATGACCCACGGATGCCTATGTTCAAAGAACGTAAATCCACGGTTACTTTCGGTAAAGGTACTTAATTTTTTTTGGAGTCTATAGATGGCATACCCTACCATTGATAAGACGTATGGTTTCAAGCCTGTCAATCGAATTGACGGTTTGCCTTACGCCGGAGCGATCCGTCAAATCCCAATCGCGCCTTCTTACGCTACAGCAATCCTGAACGGTGACACCGTTAAGGTTGACACTAACGGCTACATCGTGGCTGCTAGTACAACTGACTCAGGAGCCATTGTTGGTGTGTTGGTTGGATGTTCTTACATCAACTCTTTGAGCCAGCCTACGTTTCAGCAGTACTATCCTGCGGCAGTCTCAACTTCTACAGCAATGGCTTTTGCTTTTGTCGTGGATGATCCTATGGCAGCCTTCAAGGTTTGCGCCACTGTTGCTGGTTCTACCACTCCTACAGCTTACGCTCGTAGCATTGTTGGTTCTAACGTAGCTTTGGTTGCCAACGTTGGTTCTACTACCACTGGTGACTCGTATTATGGTATTGACGGTTCTTCCGCTGCTACCACTAATACACTTCCCGTTCGTGTGATTGATGTTGTGGTTGACACTGCAACTGGCAACCCTTCTGTGGCTGCTACAACTTATTACGAGTTCCTCGTTAAGTTCAATACCGCGCAGTACAACAACACCACTGGTGTTTAAGGAGTAAATCATGGCTATTTCACGCGCACAACTATTGAAAGAGTTGCTCCCCGGTCTGAACGCATTGTTCGGTCTTGAGTACGCTAAGTACGGCGAAGAGCACAAAGAGATCTACGAAACTGAGTCATCAGAGCGTAGCTTCGAAGAAGAGACAAAGCTGTCTGGTTTCTCTGCTGCACCTGTCAAAAACGAGGGCTCTGCCATCTCTTATGACAATGCACAGGAAGCATGGACTGCACGTTACACCCACGAAACCATTGCGATGGGCTTCTCCATCACTGAGGAAGCTGTGGAAGATAACTTGTACGACAGCTTGTCTTCACGTTATACCAAGGCTTTGGCCCGTGGTATGGCTTACACCAAGCAAGTTAAAGCTGCTTATGTGTTGAACAACGCCTTTACTGGCGGCCCAACATATGGCGACGGCGTGGTGCTTTGCTCTACTGCTCACCCATTGGTTTCTGGTGGTACTAACAGCAATCGTCCTGCAACTGGCGCTGACTTGAATGAAACATCGTTGGAAAACGCTGTTATTCAAATCGCTGCTTGGACAGACGAGCGTGGTTTGTTGATCGCTGCTAAGCCCAAGAAGTTGATTGTTCCTCCTTCATTGATGTTCGTTGCTACACGTTTGCTCGAAACTGAGTTGCGTGTTGGTACAACCGACAATGACATCAACGCATTGAAGAACAACGGTTCAATTCCTGAAGGCTACACAGTTAACCACTTCTTGACCGACACAAACGGTTGGTTCTTGTTGACTGATGTGCCTAACGGTTTGAAGCACTTTGTCCGTACTCCTATGAGCACTGGCATGGACGGTGACTTTGACACTGGTAACGTTCGTTACAAAGCCCGTGAGCGTTACAGCTTCGGTGTTTCTGACCCACTCGGTATCTTCGGATCACCCGGTTCGTCCTGATAAAACAGCCCAAAAGGGTAAGTTTGAGGCCACCTTCGGGTGGCCTTTTTTATGTCATAAAGTTAAATTAACATGGTATTGCAGTCGCGGTGATTGCAATAACCTAGGGGCATATCATGAAATTTGAGATGGAATTTGGTTGGATTAACGCAGAAAAAATTATTGTTGAAACACATGACTTTGAAAAAATTCAGATCATTCAGGAATTTATTGAATTCCAAGAAGAGAACGGCTGGGGCGTGGAATATGAAGCTGTTGACGAATTTGAAGTTGAGTTTGAAGAAGACACCGAAGAAGAAGAATCTGCAGAGTAAATGAATGGGGCTCACTTGATTAGCAAGTAGAGCCCCACATTACTAAATGCGTAGCCGCCGTATACGATGGCCATATACGGGTTTCCCTTTAGCAACTGTTCCACCGCAATATATGCGTAGATTGCCCCCGTAAGAACAATTAACCAAGCACTCATACTGTTTTATTCTTTATTGTCTCTATGAGGACTAAAACGCAGATACGTCAATTACCTCGCCCCTGAACTGGATGCACCCCTCAGAAAAGGAGTGAATTAATTCAGGCCAAAGCAATTCACCATTGAAAAAGGTCAGCACCGCAAAGCCTGACCTGTGATTGTTTGGATTTAACTCAGCGTAAGTAAACTGAGGGCCGTCTGGCTCTGCCAATGTTCCGGTATCAATGCCATATCTCACGCCATTATAGTCATTGAACGGCGTTACTTTTAATGAATGTAAGTGCCCACTAACAACTGAAACGCCCGCATGGACGGTATTATTATGGGTGGCATGAATTCCCCCCTTATATCGGTGCTTGACAATCACCTTAGAGGTTGGCCAGCAAGCCCAGCAAAACTCCCAATCAGGGATGTGGTCAGTTATCTTGAAGCCTAAAACGTCTTTGTACTGCGGTGCGTGTTGAGCCAATCTATTTGCAAATCTTGCATCGTGATTGCCCCAAGTGTGAATTAATTTGACGTTATGACGCTCGGCTTTGGCGGTCTCCTCGATCTCACCCAAAGCGCCTTGACAAGCCTTTAGTTCTTGAATAACTGTGGTGGCTGGCTGATCGGTTGGATCGTGCCGACTAATAGCTGCCCCGTCAAAACTGTCTCCATTTGCGATGACCGCACGGGGGGATAGTGTCTCGATAGCCCACAGAAGACCCTTGAAAGCTGTTGTGCGTTGACCGGGTATGAAGTGGGCGTCAGAAAACACAATGACTGTGCCGTCCAATATGCCAAGGTCAATCTGCCTTAACGGGGAAAATGATTTCTGTCTCTCATCGTATAAAGCACCACGATGGTCTGCCGCCGGCAAAACACCATGATCTTTTTCCATCCTGCGCCTGCGGTAAGCTACGGCTCGATCAGTCACGCATAAAATTTTTGCAATTTTTGACGTTGATTGGTACTGATCCCAAAGTTTAAGGAATTCCTCGTCTGAGCAAGCAGTCAGTCCGTTAGTTGAAACCATTAGAATCCTTAGTGAGCAGTCGCTCAAGTAGATTAATTACTCGGTGTTCTTGCTTTTCTATTTCTTCAGCTGACGATTTAGGATCTTGCGCCGCCGTCATAAGGTCATGAAGGAATACATGTAATACTTCATGCAGTGCCGTAGCGTCGAGGGATTCGTGGGTTATCTTTTCTGCGCTAAAGTCACCAAGCCGGTAGGTGGCTAGTCGCGCACCTTCATTGAACTCGACTGATGCCATAGCTTGTTTTGCAGGCTTTAAGCCTTTTTCAATTCTCCAGTCGCTAAGGTTGAGAATTGATTGCCATTTCTTAACGCATAGTGCAAAGAATTCGGCATCTTGTGACGTTGGAATGTTCATTTGAATTAAACCAAGTTGGTGTTCGCAAAACAAATTACTCCTTTATAGCATTTAAAAATAACATTTGTATGACACAAAAATATGTTGCATACATGTAAACGCAGTGGTATAAATACGTTAATCCGGGCTTTCCGGTGTATCAAACTGTCCCGGCAGACGACATACCGATTGATGCACTCCACTTGTATGTAAGGATATATCATGGGATTCGCAACTCACCTTGGCCCTTGGCTGCTTGGCACTGTTAAAAACACTACCGGCACTACTGCTGGCACAGTTCAAAACACCGGCTGCACCATTGTTGCCCAAACTTTCAATTTGACCGCAGCTCAAGTAGCTACCGGTAGTATTGCTGCTGGTTACATTCCCGCAGGCGCTGCCATCACTTCAGTTCAGATTCTGACGACCACTTTGTTTGCTTCAGCTACTACGCTGCAAGTCAGCATTGGCGGTACGGCTACTGCTTCTGCAACTACCATCACATCTGCTGGCACATACCCTGTGACCATTGCCGCTGCGTTTACACCTACTCAGGCTAACGTTGGCTCTACTGATGCTGCTTTGACCTTTACAACCACCGGATCTTCATCGACTGGTGCTGCTACTGTGATTGTTGCTTACATTGTGCGCAACTCTGACGGCGCAATGCAGCAATCTGCTCAGCAAAACTAATTAATCTAGGGGGCTTCGGCCCCCATTTACAAGGAGATTAATTATGACGATGCAATATGACGTTAAGCAAGCGCACACAAACCAATCTGGTATTTTAGTGCCGTTTCGCACTCGCGTTAAAGCTGTTGCTTTTGTTGGTACTGCAACTGCGGGGCAGTTTGTTCTTTTTGATACGACAACAGCGCCCGTTTCTAGTAGCGTAACTTACGCACGTTCTGGCTCAACAGTAACTGTCTCAAAAACAGCTCATGGTTTGGTAGCTGGTCAAACTATTGGTATTGACTTTGACTCTGGCACAGGTGGTTCGGCCAGTCCCGGAAATTATGTGATTGCCACTGCAAGCGCAAATAGTTTTACTATCACCGACATTAACTCTGGAACTATTACAGGTACTCCTGCTGCTGTTTATTCAACGGGCGGTTGGTTAATGACTTTTGATGTTGCCGCTGGAGACACGTATAACAACGGATCCAGCAATATGCCCGGTGAAGGCTTGTTGGCGCAGAACGGTGTGTATGCCTATATGGTTAACATGGCTGCCGTGAGTGTATTTTATGGCTGAAACAAAACAGGCAACATTGATGGGGCGCAAGCTGTTCATAGGCATTCCCGCTTATGACGGCAAGCTGAACATCAAGACCGCATTTGCACTGGCGCAGTTAATGCCCAAGGCAATGAGTCTTGGTGTGTCCGTCACGTTGTCTGATTTGTCTAATTGCTCCATCATTACGATGGCTCGCAATGCTTTAGTGCATGAATTTTTAAAAACAGACTGCACAGAACTTTTGTTCATTGACGCAGATGTAGTTGTTAATGCTGATGACATCCTTCGCCTGATGGCTCAAAGCGGCGATATGGACGTGACCGCTGGTGCATATCCACGTAGAGCTAAAGATGCTAAATTCTTTGCAGACGTTTACTACGATAAGAATGGCGACTTGGAGTTTGAAGGCTCTTTAATGCGACTAAAACGTGCGCCTACAGGGTTTATGTTGATCCAGCGCCATGTGATTGAGAAGCTTGTAGAAGATCATCCCGAGTGGACTTATGAAAAGTCCCCGACAGAAAAAATGTCAGCAGTGTTTGACTTTGCCATTGTGGACGGCAAGTATGTTGGTGAAGATTACTTGTTCTGTGATCGTGTTTTAAAAGCTGGGTTTAAAGTATACATAGATGTAGACATTAGCCTGCCTCACGTAGGACAAGAAGTGTATGAGCGCAACTTCCGCGAAGAAGTTGTAATGCCGATGCTTGAAAATATCTATCAATCCAAACTGAAAGTTGCAAATGGCTAAAGGTGCAGCATGGACACGCAAAGAAGGAAAGAACCCGAACGGGGGTTTAAACGCCAAGGGTCGGGCCTCTGCGAAAGCGCAAGGCATGAATTTAAAACCTCCCCAGCCGGAAGGCGGCTCACGGCGCGACTCCTTTTGTGCAAGGATGAGTGGTATGAAGAAGAAACTCACAAGCGAGAAAACGGCAAAAGATCCGAACTCGCGCATCAATAAATCTTTAAGAGCATGGAACTGCTGATATGACTGAACACGACGAAACAGTTAAGTACGTTATTGATGGGGTATCCTTCCTCACTGTGGTGGGAACCTTGGCTGAAATGCTTCCAGCAGTTGCCGCAATCTTTACAATTGTGTGGACAGCTATCCGCATTTGGGAAACCAAAACGGTTCAAAATTTACTTGGCAAAAAAAAGGGGTAGATCATGGATGATGAATACGATTTTTCTAACGATTTTTCAGAAGACTTTAACAAAGCTGGTGATAACGCACCTCCGCCCCCTCGTCCTCGGGAAGAAAAAGAACTAAACAAAAATTTACCTGCTTCGGATAAAAATAATCTGCGCAGCATGTTAAGTATGCCTCTTGCTGGTGGAACCATTAGTCCAGCTAAAATTGGTAATACTTACGGTGTTCGTTACACTGCACAGTTTGCCAAAGGTGGTAAAGTTAAAGATAAAACCGCATCTAAAGTTTCCTCAGCTTCCAAGCGTGGAGATGGTATTGCTCAACGTGGTAAAACTAAAGGTAGGATGCTGTAATGCCAAGCACAAGTAAAAAGCAACACAATTTCATGGAAGCGATTGCACATTCGCCATCGTTTGCTAAGAAAGTAGGCGTGCCCATGTCAGTGGGTAAAGACTTTTCAGCGGCTGACAAAGGCCGTAAATTCTCAAAAGGTGGCGATATGAAAAAGATGAAGATGGGCGGCTATGCAGATGGCGGTATGCCTATGGTTATGAAAGATGGTCAAAAGGTTCCAGCTTTTGCTGCCGACGGTAAAGGCAAAATGGCTAGGGGCGGTATGGCTATGTTTGAGAAATCAGGCAAAGATGTTGAGAAAAAGGGCATGAAAGAAGGCTCTAAAGCTGACATGGCCATGGACAAAAAGCAGATGATGGGCATGAAAAAAGGCGGTATGGCTGAAGGCGGTAAAGCTGATATGGCCCAAGACAAAGCCATGATTAAGAAAGCTTTCAAGCAGCATGACATGCAAGAGCATAAAGGCGGTAAGGGTACATCTTTAAAACTTGCTAAAGGCGGCATGGCTCCATCTAAAATGGGTGCTATAAAAACCGGTAAGACAACTGATGGCGTTGTTGCTAAAGGCAAAACCAAAGGTATGATGGTTTCTATGAAACGTGGTGGAAAAACTTGTTAAGGAGATAATTATGGGTATTAAAGAAGACGCTATCCAAGAAGCTAAAGACGCCAAAATGCGTGCGGCTGCGGATAAGGCATACAACAAAGCTATGCCTGAACCAGACACTACAACTGGTGACTTTGACAGTTATCGTAAACAAAAGCAAGACGAAATTTCTGGACGAAAAGCTGCTATTGCCGCTGCTGATGCCGCTAAAAGCGAAAGATTAGCAAAAGCACAATACGATAGATCAGTTAGAGATTACGAGCGTGAATTGGCTTTAGATCCTGCCGATAAAAATCCTATTGGATATAACCTACGTAAATTTGGTGACACCGTAGGAGATAAGATGCGTGGAGCTGGAGAATTCCTTGGCATTAACAATATGACAAGCATGGATGACAAAGCCCAAATGAAAGCTCGCCAAGATGTAAAGGGTTACAAAAAAGGCGGAATGACTAAAAAAATGGCTTCTGGCGGTAAGGTTTCTTCTGCCTCTAGTCGTGCTGACGGTTGCGCCACTAAAGGCAAGACTAAAGGCACAATGGTCACAATGAAGTACGGCGGGAAGTGTTAAATCATGTTGGCCAGCCGTGGAATGGGAGCCATGCTTCCATCTAAGATGCCAAGCGGTAAGCGTAAAGCTCGCCGTGACAATACTGATTTTACTCAGTATGCTGAAGGTGGTCCTGTTGGTTTGTATGCCAACATTAACGCCAAACGTAAAAGGATAGCCGCTGGTTCTAAAGAGAAGATGCATAAGCCCGGATCTAAAGGTGCGCCTACAGCTCAAGCGTTTATTGACTCTGCTAAAACAGCGCAGAAATAATAAAATATTTCTAGGATTACTATGACAACTACCGGCTCAACCCTCTTTAACATGGACTTCACGGAGATCGCCGAGGAAGCATGGGAGAGGGCTGGGCGTGAGATGCGTTCTGGTTATGACTTGCGTACAGCACGCAGATCAATGAACCTAATGACCATAGAGTGGCAATCTAAGGGTATTAACATGTGGACGATGGAGCAGGGGATCATTAACTTGACCCCCGGCTTAGCCACGTATGCGTTGCCTAAAGACACTATTGACTTGCTAGAACATGTAATCCGCACAGGTTCTAACACTGCATCTACACAAGCTGACCTGACTATTACACGTATTAGTGTTTCTACTTATGCAACTATTCCAAATAAACTTCAACAGGCTCGACCAATTCAAGTCTGGATTCAAAGGTTGTCTGGTGAAGTTAATCCTACAGATTCAGTTTTGTCGGCAGCTATCAGCTCTACAGACACCACAATCACGCTTAACTCAGTAGTTGGTTTAGCTAATGCTGGTTTTATCCGTCTAGATGCTGAAGACATCTACTACACATACGTAACAGGGAATACCCTAGGTGGCGTGTTCCGTGGCCAGAACAACACTACTGCTGCATCTCATTTAATTAGCACGGCAGTTTATGTACCTCAGCTTCCGGCGGTGACAGTATGGCCTACACCAGATAACTCTACACCTTACCAATTTGTGTACTGGAGACTGCGCCGTGTTCAAGATGCCGGCGCTGGTGTGGAAACAGCTGATATGAACTTCCGTTTCTTACCTTGTTTGGTAGCTGGCTTGGCGTATCACATTGCTGTCAAGACTCCTGAGCTTATGCCTCGCATCCAGTTTCTTAAACAAATGTACGATGAGACATTTGAAATTGCAGCTGGTGAAGACCGCGAAAAAGCTGCTATTAGATTTGTACCTCGCCAGATGTTTATTGGTGGGTCATAATGGGTAATAGATTCGCATCCGGCAAAATAGCGATTGCTGAATGTGATCGCTGTGGCCAGCAGTTTAAACTTAAGAAGCTTAAGACTGAAGTCATTAAGCAAAGGTTATATCAATTATTAGTATGTCCTGAGTGCTGGGATCCAGACCAGCCTCAGTTGATGTTAGGTACGTTTCCTGTAGATGATCCACAGGCTTTGCGTAATCCTCGTAAAGACACAACTTATGTGACATCTGGCATAAACTCAAACGGTAATTTGTCTGGTGGTTCTCGTGACATACAGTGGGGCTGGGCACCGGTTGGTGGGGCTAGTAATTTTGATTCAGGTTTAACGCCTAACTACTTGATAGCGACAACGTTTGTCGGTACAGTAACGGTATCTTAAGGAGCATAAAATGGCATATACACGATCAGCTGACGGCATCGCTAAAAAAGGCAAAACCGACGGCACAAACTTGGGTAACAGCGGCCCTACGCAAAAAGAAGTTATGGGCGGAAAGAAAACATCCGGCGTAACTGGAATGGAAATGCGTAAAGTAGGCCGCAATATGGCGCGTGCTAATAACCAAAAAAGAGGTTAATCATGGCTACATTTAGCAAGAAATTAATGGGTAAAGAAGTGGGTGATGCTTCTGTTTATGCTCAGCCCCACACAATGACTGGTGAAGCTGTTGAAGCCTCTTCTAATCCCGGCAGTGGTCCTAATCATAGTAGTGCGTCTACAGTCAATATGTCTGTAGGAAACATCACTCGCAATGAGCAGCCCGGCACTAAGACCAGCGGCATCAAAGTTCGCGGTACGGGCGCAGCCACTAAAGGCTTGATGGCACGAGGCCCGATGGCATGAATTACGCCGATCTCGTCACGCAAGTAGGAGACTACTGCGAGAATTCTTTCCCAACTGCCAATATGAATGTGTTCATACGTCAGGCGGAGCAGCGCATCTATAACACTGCGCAGCCCGCTAATTTGAGAAAGAACGTGACGGGCGTGTTGACCAACGGTAACAAATACCTCCAGTGTCCGTCTGATTTTTTGTCGGTATATAGCCTTGCCATATACCCAGCCGCTGGCGGAGAATATCTTTACCTACTAAACAAAGATGTGAACTTCATGCGCGAGGCATACCCAAACCCCGCAACAACAGGCAAGCCTAAGCACTATGCAATTTTTGGCCCCCGTTCAGATGATGTAAACGAGCTGACTTTTATTATTGGCCCGACACCTAATGCTGCATACAACGCAGAACTTCACTACAACTACTATCCAGAGTCGATTGTTACTGCAGGTACTACATGGCTTGGTGATAACTTTGATTCTGTTCTGTTGTACGGAACTATCTGTGAGGCCTATACCTATATGAAGGGTGAGCCCGACATGGTGAAGTTGGCTCAAGATCGTTATGTGCAAGCTATTGCGCTGTACAAAAACTTGGCAGATGGCAAACAACGTGCTGATGCTTATCGTGATGGTCAGGTTAGGGTGTCTGTATCATGAGTTCAATAGTCCAGACCCAGACCACCAGCTTCAAAAAAGAGCTGTATCAAGGCATTCATAACCTTACAACTGATATCTTAAAGATATCTTTGTACACAGCCAGTGCAGATTTAAACGCTGCAACCACAGTGTATTCAACTTCTAATGAAGTGACCGGCGGCGGATACACGGCGGGCGGGGTTACCTTGACGGGCACAACCATTAATGCTGAAAACTACACTGCCTATGTTAACTTTAACAACGCAGTATTCAATGCCTCAGTAACAGCTCGTTGTGCTTTGATCTATAACTCATCTCAGGGTAATAAATCAATTGCCGTATTGGACTTTGGTTCCGATAAAACATCTTCTAACTTTACAATCACAATGCCCGCTAATACAGCATCGGCGGCGTTAATTCGTTCTTCTAACTAAGGAGTCAATATGACCACAGAAAAACTCACAGCAACTGACCATGTTTTTAGTGGTCTGACTGCCGGTACACAATCAGGCGAGCAAGCCAAAGCCACAGGCGTTTACTACGTTGAGTGCCATGATAAAGATGGTAACTTGAAGTGGTCTGCTGAGTCTAAGAACTTGGTAGTGAACGTTGGCCTTCAGTACATGGCTGGCACGGCTTTGACTTCAGTGACCCAGATTACCACTTGGTATATTGGTCTGTATGGTGCTGGTGCTTCTAACACCCCTGCGGCTGGTGACACAATGTCTTCCCACGCTGGCTGGACTGAAGTTGTGCCTTACAGCAATGCAACCCGCGTGACTGCTACATTTGCCACGGCAACGACTGCAAACCCTTCTGTGGTTACTAACTCAGCTTCCCCTGCTACGTTTAACATCAATGCGACTTCCACTGTTGGCGGTGCGTTCTTGACAAGCGGTAGTGCTAAGAGTGGTACGACTGGAACATTGTTCTCTGCCGCTGACTTCTCATCGCCCGGTGACCGCTCTGTGGTTTCTGGTGACGTTTTGAGCGTAACTTACACATTCAGCTTAGCCGGTTGAGGTCTAAATGGCTGACGGCGGCTGGGGTTCTGGCACATGGGGTCAGGCTGGCTGGGGTGATTCAGTCGTTGACCGGAGCGTTGCTGAAACTGCGACAGGGACGGATGCTGTCTCTGCATTGGCCTCATTGGGGTCTAGCGTCAGTGAAACAGCTACAGGATCGGATGCAGTCAGTGCGTTAGCTACGTTTGGGTCGGCGGTAAGTGAGACTGGTACTGGGACGGATTCAGTAAGCGCCATACCAACGTATGGGGTGTCGGTCAGTGAGAGCGGTACAGTTTCAGATGCAGTAAGTTCTACGCCCACTTATGGGGTGTCGGTTTCTGAGACAGGTACGGGTACAGACAGTGTTGCGGCAGGGCTGACTTTAAGTGTAGCTATTAGTGAAACAGGTACTGGAACAGATGCAGTAAGTGCGCTTGCAACACTTGGTGCGGCGATCAGTGAGACGGGGACAGGGACAGATGCGGTAAGTGCGCTTGCTACTTTTGTAGCAAATGTGAGTGAGACAGGAACAGGAAGTGATGCGATAAGCGCGATACCCACATATGGGGTGTCAGTAAGCGAAAGCGCGGCAGTATCGGATAGCGATGCGGCATTTGCCAACTTCTTGGGCAGGATCACAGAGAGCGCAACAGGGACGGATACAACGGCAGGGGCGTTCACATTCTTGGCGTATATTGTTGAGAGTGTGACTGGAACGGATGCGGTAGCTGCCAATATATCTGTTGGGTCTTCTGTAAGCGAGTCGGCAAGCGGGTCTGATTCTGCGGCGGCAAAGGTTACGTTCAGCGGTGTTATCGCTGAGAGCGCAACGGGATCGGATGTGGATGCAGCGCTGGCTTTGTTTAGGGCTTCAATTGTGGAGCTGGCAACGATATCGGATTTGGTGGTGGGGCGGCCTTTGTGGGAAATTATT